ATCAGCTGTCATAGCCTCTTCAGCTCCTACTTGTGAAAGAAATCCTGAGATTGTTCTGTTTCCAAAAACCTCAGCTTCTTTTTCCATAAGATCTGGTACATATTGTTGCGCCCAACCTGCTCCCGCAGTTGTCGCTAAATCTAAATAGTTCGTATGCAGCGCTTGTTGTGCTGCAGCTGGAGTGCTATTTAGAACACTCCCTCCTGTTACTGTTGCCATAATTTTGTAATTTTAAATTGTTATTTATTGTTTTTAATTTTAAACTTAAAATCAGAAGAACTTTCACCTAATACTTTTGCCTTTATAACACCCGCTTGAATTTGTCCATGACTTTGTCTTGGATTCATGTCAACGTTTTTAGCTTTAGCAACACTATCTTTCATAGCATCAGCTTTACCTTGTTCGTAAAAATGTTTTGCAATAGCATCTGCGTTCATTGCTGTATAAAGAGATTTATGATAACCTTTAGCATCTTTAATATAATTATTTTTATCTAAAAACTTTTTAGTAAAATTATTTAAATCAACTTGAGTATCTTTAACTTCATTAGCATTACTAACATTAAATCTAAATTTTTTTTCACCAACATTATATTCAAAACCTTTGAACTTGTCGTTAAAAACATTATCTGTTTTATTTAAAAAATCAGAGTTAATTGCTTTAGTTTCTTCTTCATTTTTGTTATATCTATTAAAAAAATCCATAGCTTTTTTCTGTTCAGACGTAAGTCTAGAACCAGCTTTAATTTCTTCATAGTATTTGGACTTTTGCCCGTCCAGGTAGGCCTTAGCGTTGGCAACTTGCTCTTTTAACGCTAATTTTTTTCTTTTTATTTCTTTTGTGTCATCATCTTCTTCATTGTAAGAAAATTGATCTTCCATTAAGAAATTAATTTCTTCATTATCTAAATGAGGTTTTGTTTGTTTATAATATTCATATAATAAATCTTGATTGTCTAATTTACTATAATCTTGATTAAGTTTAACGTAGTCATTTATATCACCACCAGTTTCATCTATAAAATCAACTAGCTTCTGTATGTTTTCAGGAAGTGGCTCACCTGTTTCTTCGGCTTTAGCAACAGCCTCTTCAATTTGTTCAGTTACTTCTTCAGCCTCTTCATTAGTTATTTCTTCTAATAAGGGTTTTTCATCTTGAACGGGGCTTTCTTCTCTGGTAGATTTTTCATTTGTTGTTTCGTTGTTTTCTTCGAGTATTTCTTTGCTAGCTTCGGATTCGTTGCGTACAGAAACCTCATCTGTGCTTTGCTCTTGAACGGCATTGTCTTCTTTTTTTGATGGTTTACTTAAATCAACCTTAGTTATAGTTTCTTTTTCTACACTAGGTTTCATTTTTAAATTTTGTTTAACCTTAGTGATATTTTCTTTTGTTTCATTAACACTAGGTTGTTGTTTTTTTGCTTTTACTTTTATTTTGCCAGTTTCATTATCCGCAACTGGTTTTTCATTTTTTTCTGCCATAATATAATATAATAATAGTTAATAAATTTATCTTGGATCAAATGCTCCTAAATCAAAGCCTCCACCTAGTATATCATTACCTGAAGACTCAAAGTTTTTAGGTGGTGTTTGTTTTTGTCTTTGATCAATTAACTCACTTTGTTGAGTTGCTTGTATTTTTGTTCTTTTGTCTTTTCTATCTTCTTTTTCAGATTCTTTATTTTTTACGTTTTTAAGTTCCATTTGTTTTAAACGCATATTTAATTCAAATTCAAAAGCCATAAGTTCTTTTTTAACTTTTGCTTCTTCCATCATTTTTCTAACATCAAGCTGATTTTTTATTTCTTCTAACTCTGCTTGGTTTTGTGTCATTGACTCGTTTTTAGCCATTTCAGTTTGAGCTGCCGCTTGTTGTGCTTGAGCTTGAGACTGCGCCTGAGCTTGCATGTTTTGTTGTTGCATTATTTGATCCTTCTGCTGCTTCTTTTTTCTACGCACCTTAAGCAACTGATTAGCTAGTTTAACATTTTTAATTTCTCTAAGATCAATAGCATCTTCAAGCTCTATGTTTTGTGCTGATATTGCTTGCTGTATATTGTTTTCTAGTAACTGTTTTTCTTCTTCATCTGGTGATAGTTCTAAAAATATACCAAAATCATATAAATGTAAATTAGATATTTCTTCTAACGTAGCTACATTATGAACACCTATTTGCTGTATGAAAGCATCTTTTGTTGGTGAATACTCTATTATATCAGATATTCTAAGAGATAAACACTCGGCAACTTGTGATGTTAAAAATAAACCAGAGTTTAATATATGTCTAGTTGCCACGTTTGAATTAGCAGCTGCCATTTTTTGTATACCAACTAAAGATTTAGGATCAGGCATACTAGCGTCTCTAGCTTCGTTTAATCCGGTAACGTCTCTTATCATTTGTAAATAATAATTATACGTTTGAATTAAACTTTGCATTTTTTGACCACCACTACCAGATTGTATTTCTTGAATAGGTACTTTACCTGGATTTGGATCACCATCTTGAGTAAATGATCTACCAATAACAGAACCAGTTTGGAAGAACATGTTTAAAGCTTCTTGTGGATTATAGTTTGTTCCATTACCTAAATCTATTTCAGCTAAACCATCAGCATCTAAATAAACACCATCTGGTACCAACCTAGCCATTACTTGTTGTAACTTTAAATGAGTTAATTGTATCATATCAGCAAAACCAGTTATACGTTTTACTAAAGACTCTATTTTACCATTATACATACGTGGCGCTACAATAGAATAATTCATTTTAACTTTAGTGTAGTCACTTTTAGGGCGCATCATGTTTCTTGACATTTCCCACTTAAGTAATTTATTAGTACCTAATACTAAAGCACCTTCATAAAGACATTCTATAGATTTTAATAATTTACCAAAATTACCTTCCATTTCTTCTGGTGGATTAAATTGATCATCTTTAGGTATTATTCTTTCAGAACCAGTTCCTGTTTCTTTTACTTTATAAACTTCATTCATATAGGTTTTATAGTTGAAGTATAAAATTTGAACTTTGTTATTGTCTTCTTCACTTGTAGAACTTTTGCTTTGATAATTACTTCTATGATGAGATTTATTTTTCATTATATCTTCTAAATCAGATTGAGATAAATGAGGAAATTGTTTTGCAAGTTCATTAACAGGTATAGATTTAACTTCACCAACATAATATATATCTTCAAAATAAGGTGAGTCTGTATAAGAATAAACTAAATTTGCTGGATCAACATAATCTATAACAACACCTTCTGATGTGTTAAATGAAGTTTTAACAGCCCCTATGCCAAGAACTGCAAGGTCATAATAAAATCTTTTTTTAGTTAACTCGTAATTATTACCTTCCATTAAAACATTAATAGCTTGTTCTTCAGCTATTTCTACAGCTTGCTTGTAATTAAGCTGCATATGTAGTCCTAGTTCTTCTTCTGAATCTGGCAGTTGATCTACTTTGTTTTCATATAAATTAACACCAAAATTTTCTAAAACATACTCATTTAAATCTTTACTACGCATATCTCCAAGTATTGACTCCATGTATTGTGTACGTTTACTAACACCATATGGATCTTGAGAATAAGCTTTAATATCATATGTTCTTTCAGCTATACCATTTACAACTATATCAACAAATTTTGGGATGATTGGGACTGGTGTCCAGTCTAAGTTAAGATAAGATAAATCACCATTAATAGATAATTCATCTTTATATTTTTGTATTGATTGCTCGCCTCTAGCATACAATCTTAAATTGTGAAAGTTATTTAAATTATTTTTATATCTATTGTTATTTCTATCGTTATTAAACCACTCAGTCTCTATAGCTTTAGCAACTTTTAAACCATAGTCATAGCTTATTTTTTCTACGTCACTTACAACTTGACTTGGGAAATAACTTTTAACTCCAGAGTATGCCATACTTATTTTTTAATTATTTGTGAATTAGTACCAGTATTATTATATCTGGAAATACTTATATTCAATTTAGGTTTTTCAATCTTTACGTTAGGCGCATACAAGTGTCTATTATTAGCCATAACAGCTAAACCACTGCTTATTGTTGCGTCAAACTTTGTTCTTTTTGTTATATCAAATCTAGCCCAATCATTTAGTGTTCTATTAAAATATAAATCACCGTGTGTTCCATCTTGTTTTATACCTATGTGATCTTGGATATACATTTCAATAGCAGCCGCATGAGCTTGTTTTATATCTTCACTTGAATTTGGTATACCGCCAACTTCTTTTTCTGCTACAGAAAGTTTATTCCAAACTTTATCAGGGCGGTTCATACTAAACTTCCTATAACCTCTACGTCTTAAGTAGTATAAAAGTCTAGGTTTATTGTTTTCTGCTAATATAGGCATTCCATAAAACACTAGCGCCATTAGAACGTCTTCAAAAAATATTTCTGCCGTAGGTGGTCTTGATAAGTATTCTAAAAAGAAGCTATTTGCAGGAGCGTCCTCCATACTAAACCTGGTTAAGCCGTGTAATGCTCCTTTA